GTACGCTGGGTGGATTCCTGGTGTCACTCCTGGGAGTAGCGACAATGTTCCAGATGGCTGAACCGTTGTTAAGCGGACAGATACTGGAATGCTGTTCGCAGCAGAGAAGTTTTTGTCAAACTCTTTTAGCGCGACATATCCAGGGCTGAGCCATTCAAGTTTCTGTGAGTCACACTGCAGGATTCCAGTTACAGACTGTCCAAGGCGAGCATTCTTGTGCACGATTGAAGTCGTCTTTTCGTACGGATATTCCATGCGGGTGATTTGCTTTTGGACCTTGTAGAGAAGTGTTGAGATTTCAACAAACTGCTCGTAAGACTCAATGTTTGGCAAAAACAGTGTTGCCAAGTTGCACGACTCTCCATCAGCAAGAGCGATTTCTGCACACGGATTGAATCCCTCAATAGAGTTGTCAACATTCACTTCTCCAGCGCGTCCATAACGACGAGCGAGGCGACGATTCAGTAAGCCGTAAGGCTCCCCAGTTCCGTCGTAGCCCTTCCAGAGTTCTGGTTGAATCTCTTCGTAGTAGTCGGCATAGATGCTGTTGTTGGAGTTCGCTCGCCATGCTGGAACATTTCCAGAACCCCAGTTCTTTGCACGAAGGAAAAGAACATCATCTGGGTCGCCCATTGCGATTTGCGCAGAACGACGCGAAGAACCAGATACGACGATTCGGCCGATGATGTTGCAAATATCAAGAACATCAATTGAGCGCAGTTTCTTTCCAACGCGATTATCCATCACTCCGCAAATATCTTTAATTCCGTCAATCAATGCACCAGGGCCAGAAGCCGTACCACCGAATGTATTCAATGGTGCACCGTATTCGCGAATCAAAATTGTTGAGTAGGAGAAAGATTTCCCAGTATGGAAGTACGACTTCAGTACGGCATGTAGCAGGCGCTTCCATCCCTGTCGCGAATCTGGAACAATTATGTCGGCATCATTTGAACGCTCGTGGGTAATTGTCACTCCAGTTTTAACCTTTGGCAAATCATGGATTTTTGAACGCTCCACCGAGAAACCAACTCCACCGCCGAGCATCAGGTACTCAAACAGGAGTTCAAAGTCTTCAATCTTTTCAATGTTCGTGAAGTAGCAGTTGTTTAGGGAAGTTCCGTTGAGTTTCTTTACAAGCGGAGTTCCAAGTTGCCAGAGTGAGCGACCAGAAAAAGATGCCCGCAAGTTAAAGCAATGGTCAAATAGTTTTTGTGCTTCTTCATCGGTTAACTGAGCGCCAATTTCAATTGCGCCATTGATTACGCGCTGCAGGGTTTCATGCCAAAGTTCGGTGTCTCCGTTTTCCTTTTTGCGACTGTAGGTACGCAGGAAAACAATCTCGCCAAGGCCGTTAAAGCCCCATGGGGCTGATTTTAGGGAATACGAATCTACAAATGACTGGTCAAGCATGATAGGCCCTTGTCTAATAGCGAGTGGTTAACGAGTTTACACTACCCGAAAATACTGAAAGGGTCTAAATTAATCCTAATTTTTCTGCTTCAGCAATCGGAATCTGTCGGCCCTTTGGATACACAAGAATTTTTGTCTTTGTGAAAGGTGTCAACATTATTTCTTCCCAAATATCTTCTTCAACTAAAACCGTTTGATTTAATTTCATTGATTCAATTTGATTGAAGCCTGCAATATGCTCTGGCTTCTTTGATTCACCAACGCAATCACCAGTTGGGTGCCCGCACACTGGGCATGGTTGCCTGTCGGCTCTTGAGAGTGGTATGTTCCCACCGACAAATGACTGCGAAAAACTATCCTGTCGGTAAAAGGTCATGTCAATAGTATACGCCCTCGTATCGGCTCACTCTTATAAGGTGTGGAAACCGTAGGGGTACACGGTGGTTCAATTCCACCCGAGGGCACTAAAACTCTTGGATGTGGAATCCAGTGCTTAATAAAAGTTCAACCATCTCTTCGTCAAGATTATCCACAGGTTCTCCACAGGGGTACTTCAAAACTGTGTACAACATTTTTGGGTAAGAATATGTAGACACGACCTCAGCGGCATTTTGCGAGAATGACCTTAAATTACCCCAAATTACTTCGCGCCCAATTTTGTACTCATAGGGTATTGCAAACAGGTAGATGTCTGGAGTGTCCGAGCCAGGGCGCATCTCGCAATGCATTATCGTTAGGCACTCGTGTACATCTGGGTCGTTTTCAACAAATGCTTCTGGCAGCGGCTTTTCGTGTTTTTCGTTTGACACATACCCCTCAGCAATAAATGTCACCGCATCCATGCCCAGTTTTAAGCGGAACATTTTGACTAAATCAACGCACCTTAGGAATCTTTCCCCAGGCACTTCTTTCATGTACTGAGTGTCCAACTGGGCGCATATTTTTGGGACAGAATCGCGCCAGGCAAAGAAGTTGAAAGCCAGTTCCTCGCCAATTCCGTCTTCTTTGACGATTTGCCCCTTGGCGACCTGGGTCGCCGTAAGTGTCAATGCAATTTTTGAAAAACTATCTTCGTATAAATCCACCAACGAACACTAGCAATAGTTTCACCGCTGGTGGCGGATAATAGGCTAGGGTTCATAGTTATGGCAACTAAAAAGAAAACAGCAAAAAAGGCAGTTAAGAAGGCTCCAGCAAAAAAGGCTGCGCCAAAGAAAAAGGCTGCTCCACAAAAAGTGAAAGCAGAAGTGACCATTGAAGTTCCACAAGCAATTGAGGAAGTTCGTGAGAAACTTACCAACCAAATCAACGAGGCAATTGCAATTGCCGAACGCAAGGGCATCCTCAAGCGTCTTCGGAGTTGGTTGTCCAAGTAACCATGAGCAAGAACCGCCAATCAAAGACTTTTAGGTCGCGCATGGCGGGCATTCTTGGTATTTCCCCAACTCAAATCTCAGAGGACGACGCGAAAAAGGCTCGTAGGGCCTTTTCCCTGCATCGTGATGAGGTAAAGATTGCTCCACCAGACTTCATGAAGCCAGAATAGGGAATAAACCCCCGTTTCAGGGTTGTCATTTTTCATTTTTACCTGTAGACAGTAACTAGTACTATCACTAGTTAACGAGGTAAAAAATGGCAAGAGTCCATGGCAACAAATCAATCATGAAGTTTGTAAGAGAAATTGAAAAAATTGGGTTCACGGTTATAAACAAGAACAACAAGTTCAAAATGTACCCTCCCGCACACTTGGGGACCAGGGTTTACACGACTCACGGAACGCCCATGTCAATCAAGCCGCTATGTGCAGATTTTGAGAAGATTTACGGCGTTGTTCTTGACGCAAAAAACTTCTTGTAAGAAAAAGTGGTGTTATTCCCCTGTGGGGAATGCCAAATTGATTGAAGACACATCAACAAACCATATTGTTTTGCCAAATCTGTCTTTCTTACTCTTGATTTCACCGTTTGGGTAGTTGTTTTTAACCCATTCTGAAATTTCATCATCGGACATGCCTGTTGTTTTGTCAATAAAGCGATTCCATATTGAACTAGCGACTTTATGACGCGCTAATCCGCTCATCTCGCCTCTTCGTCTTCCATTGGGCTGCCATTAATTAGTTCTTCAACAATCAACTTCGCGTAACGGCGACGCAATTTCCAGATTTTTCCGTTCAACTCAAGCATTGCTTGCGTATTGCGAGCCTTCTCCGTAATTTTTGAGTCGTAAAACCCGTACTTTGCGAACATGATTTCATCTAAATCTGAATTTTCAATCAAAATGTCCGAAATCCAATGTGCTCTGTCATCAATTGCCATCATCAGGTTACAAAGACCTTCATACCCAAAGTCGTTATAGACCTTGTTGACGACCATACCGCAGTAATTAGAGCGAAACATTTCGTCTGACTTGCGCGCACTGGCAATGAAGTCACTGAGAAACGCCAAAAACTCGTCTCTGCTTGGAATTTCTTCCCCGTCATTAAAATCTGACATAGATATCCAATCTCGTTTGACAAAAATATTTGCGCGACATGAACATTATCGCATTACGCAATGTCAAACTAGCGAAAGAATAAATTTTTCAGATTGAACCTTGGTCTTTGAAACCCATGAGTACATGTTCATTGACGCATTTGCGCGGTCAAGCATGTCTGCATCGCGATAGTGGTCAAGATACTCGCCAATTGCATTAAGCATTGACCAGCCGTTTTCGCCGTACCCACCAGCATTGTTTGAGTTCTTGTAGATGTCTCTAACGATTGCCCAAACTTGCTCGCGATTCTCCTCTTGGCGCTGTGTTTCTTGCGTCTTTTTTGGGAAAGCAGTAGAAATGACTTTGTCAATTGTTACTGGATTCATTGGGTTTGCTAGCAGGTTTTCTGCTGTGCGACTAAATTCTGCAGCCCACTCTGTAGACATGCGCAGAACCGTCTGTGCTTCTTCCATTGCAGAGTCGGCGTTACGGGTGTGGCGCGCCGTAAACACGCTCCTAGCGGCGTCTAAGCCTGCGATAACGGTGTTCTTGCATACAGCGCGAATTGAGGTGTTTGCAAAGGTGATTGGGGTCTTTCCGTTGTGCCCGTTGCGGACGAGAAGGAAGCGCTCAATCTGGTCATTGACTCCAGTCGGGTCAATAATCAGCCCACCCAAGTCAATACAGGCGAAGAATTCACGACCGCCGTCAAGGACTCCAACGGTGTCAACTACGGCGTCCCCTTTTGAAGCGCCAACCACATCCAGCGCACGGTCTAGGACCTCTCGATTTTGCTGAACAACAAAACGAGTGCCCACCGGTGACAGGCCATCAAATGTTCCGTTCGGATTAACTCGCACGGTGGCTCTAGAGTCATCAATAATGACTGGGGTTCCGTCTGGGTTGCGCAACATATTGCCTTCTGCGTCAATTGCGGCCACGCTCGCAAGAACCACATCAAAGTCAGCCTGAGCCGCTACGAGCATCTGCTCTGCCGTGAGTGCGTCTTTGTCCATTGGCTTGCCTAGTCGGTGCCATGGGATTTCCCTATTTGAATACGCCATCTTGGCGCGTCCGTCTTTTCCGATTTCTATGTTATGTGCCATGCAGACATACTATCGGATAAATCTAGCGAAAGGCGGACTACATCATTTAGGGTTTTGGTAGTGCAATTATTGCGCTAGGGTGGGAATATGACCAATATCTATGAACTAATAGACGAATCTATTCAAAACTTGCTTTCTAGGTCTATTGCGGGCAAAAGAAACTTCATCAAAATCACCGAAGTCGTTGATTTACTGTTGCAAATTGAAGCACTAATACCTGAAATCATCATTGATGGAGACGAATTTGTCAAGTACTTTAAGGGAAATCCGCAGAAGTTGTAATCAGCCTGTAATTATTTGATAGACTAGATGTACTTGCGATAAAGATACATAGCGCGGTAATTACTAGGACGCCGCAGACATATCCACCGATAGCAGGAGAGAAAATTGAAAACAATTACTGGATGGGGAATTTCTTTACTTTTTTTCACCCTTGGCATGGCGATACCAGCCGAGGCGGCAACAGCGCCGACAGTTGATTCATGGAGAGAACCCTCCCAATCAGCACAATTGTTACAAAAGCAAGACGAAAGACGAACCCAATCTCAGCAGGCAATCGTGTTTGCTCACGGGGACATTTCATGGCTTCCTCAACTGGCCGCTCAGGCTGGTTGGCCCAAGAAGACTTGGAAAAAGTTGGGACAAATCATTCTTCGCGAGTCGGGTGGTTGCCCGAATCGCATTGGTAGTTCCATTGTTGACGAAAACTGCAACATAACTGGCTACACCAAAGCAACGAATAAGTCGGACTCTGGTTTGCTCCAAATTAACGGCGTGAACTGGGATATAAGCCGAAACAAAAACGCCATTGCGTGCGTCCAGTTCGGCTTTTGCAAGCAAAAAGACCTACTTGACCCTGTCAACAACTTGATAGTTGGACGAGAACTGTTCAGGCTCGCTGGCTGGGACCCATGGGACCCGTGCGCATGGGGTCCTGAATATGCACATAGATGCAAATAACTAGGTAGGCTCCAGCCATGAATATTCGTGGCGAAATCCTGGTTGATACAGCAAAAATCATTGACGGTGAGCGCAATAGTTCGTACGGCGAACCATTTGACGACTTCACAACAACTGCAGAGTTCTGGCAGACATACCTTGAACGCACCATTCATAGGCGCGGGAAGTTGGTTGTTAAGCCTCACGATGTGGCAGCGATGATGAACCTGCTGAAGACTGCCCGCCTCACATGGACTCCAGAAAATGAGGACCACTGGAAAGATGCAATTGGCTACTCCGCATGCGGCTGGGAGTGCGTAACAAAAGAAGCCGATGAAAAGTGAGTGGTTACAACCCTGGCTTTGATATCAGCCCTAATTTTGATGCT